CACCTGGGGGCTGAACACCGTGTAGAACACACCCGGGATACCGTCGCTATCCACGGCCTTCTGGTAGGCGTAGCAGACCTCGATCAGGTTCTCACGGTCGAGCAACGAGTTCTCAGCCAGCCCGACGCTGTACGAGAAGTCCGAGTAGTCGCTGAAACGGCCCATCGTGTTGATGGCCTCCTGCGCCCACTCGCTGTCCCAGCCCTCCACCTCGACCTTGTTCAGCAACTGAGCTTCGGTCATGTAGAACCGGCGGAAAATCACCCGTGCCGACTGGATATCGGTGGTTTCCGGCGGGAACACCATCTCATCCCACGGCGCCAAGGCCGCGATCATCGGCTTGTTTGTAACCATCGTGGGCACCGGGAAGTCACACTCGCCCTCGTCGCGCAGCTCGCGCACAGCCTTCAGAGCCCGACGCTTCTTGAGATTCGGGAAGGCAGCCATCAGCAGCTCCGCGGACTGATCATCGGCCTCCGGATTGGCAATCAGGTTGGGCAAGTCAGCCAGAACCGAGCCCTCGGGCGACTGCGCAGCCAAGGCCATGATCTGGTCCATCGTCAGATACTGCTCCTTCTGACCCAGCTCCTGCTGCCAAGTGACGTGCACACCAGCCCACCCGTAGGTCCACAGGTATTGCGACAGCAACTCAACCTCACGGGTCAAATCGTTGTACATCTTAGCGTTGGTCGCCCAGTCCATCAGGTTGTGGGCGGTAACAGCCTGATCGAGCTGGCTCACGTTGCTCGGAGAAACTCGGAGCATCGAGCGCCAGAAAGACGTCGAGCACAGATCCACAAGGCCATTGATCACCTCATCGGCCAACGGGATACGCGTGTCGCTCGCTCCATCCCAAGGAAACGCCGGCTTGTTACGGTTGGCGTCGTTCCACTTCTTGCCATCGTCGGTCTGCCCAGCCCACCGGCAATACCGCACCTGCTCGACACGGTCGACACGGGCAAACACACCGTAATCGGTAGCACTGCGCCGTAGCTCCTCGGTCAATGCCGGCACATTGGGCTCCTCGCCGACCCGGGCCATCACGTCTGTCGCCGTCTTGTAGGAATCTCCTTGCATAGTGTCTTGTGTTAGTATCCACCGCCGCCGCGACTATCAAAGCCCCCACGGCCGACAAAGGCAAGGCCCGAGACCAACAACATACCTAGGCAATCAATGGGGTCCTTAGTAGCACCCTTCTGCCCATCCCTGCCCGTATGCTCCGACAGCGCATAGATCAGGTTAGTGCAGTCGTTCACAACGTACAATTGTGGCTCGTTAATCGCCGTCAGTTCCTGCGTGGCATCGTAGGAGAGCTGCGAGTTGATCGCAGACGTCCGCTGGTCCACAGGCACGCCCGGAGCCGGTATGAAGGCCATGCCATCATCAGTCGGATCTTCGGATTCGGCCAATAGGTCGATCAGCGTAGTGCCTCCAGCCTCCGATAATGCTGGCGATCCACCCGCTTTCGGGTCGATCAACCGCATCACCGGCTCGCCATAGCCCAAGTCGGCCTCAATCTGCCTGAACAGCTTCCGGTACTCCGAGATCGACCGGCCAGCCTCCAGCGTCTGCGCAGGCCCGGGCTTACCGTCAGCCTTCTCGCTAGGCAGCACCCACTCGCCATAATTGCTGAAGTCAGGGAACTCCCGCACCACCACCCGCTTCCCATCCTCGTACACCAGCATCCACAAGGCATACCAGTTACGCGCACCCGCAGGATCGCAAACCATGTACAGCGTCCCGCCAGCAGGCACCGAGGAAGCCGGGATGCAATGAATCTCAGGCCTGAACCGCGCAAAGGCCTTCCCAATGTTGTCAGAAGCCCACCCATAGGCCCGTGTCAGTATCTGTCCCATAGGCGAAGCCACTAGCTTCGACTTCATCTCGTCGAACGGGTTGTACGGGTTGTCCTCCGAGAAGAAGAACACAGTCCGCCTATTGGTCTGATTCTGCACCATAGTGCGTGCAGCCTTACCCACAGGCCACGTCGGCAGTCCTTGTTTGCCTTTGAGCAACTCAGCGTCGTGGAACTTCGTAATAGCAGAGCCAGCAGTGAACTCCTTGTACACACTGGCAACACCCTCCAGCGGCGTCTGTGTGATCAACAGCTTGCCCCTCCTTGTAATCAACCGATACCGCAGCGTCTCCACCCAGCTCTGTGGCACCAACTCGTCGCACCAGATCAGATCAGCCTCACGGCCCTCAATCGTGTTCTCCGATTGCGTGTAGTTCAGAAAGTCGCACCTAGAGCCATTAGGCAGAATGAATGAGCCATCGGTGAAACCATTCTTCCTGCTGTAATTCAAATAGTGGATACGGCCCTTCTTGGTAGCTCGTAGTGCGACAGGCAGATAGTTGTAGATAGCAGGCTGCTGCACAGTGACACTAGTGGCATGGCTAGTGTGACAACACAGTACACTTGCGTTCTCCTTCTCCAGCAGCGTTTGCACAACACGCCTAGCTGCCCACAAGGTCTTACCAGCACGGTTGCCGCCGCTGATCAGCAGCTCCTGGGTGGCGCCATACTCCGCATTGGCCACCTCCCAGTGGTCCGGGATGTAGCCGTAGGTGTACGGATCAGCCTTCTCCAGTAGGACAAGCTGGGTGCGCTTCTGCTTCAGCTCCAGTGCACGGGGGTGGCTGGCGTCGACCTTGGGGATGACAGGGTGCTGCGGCTGTTCGTTCCACCAGGCTATGTTGCACGCCTCGTTGCAGAAACGCTTCTGCTTAGGGCCGCTGTGCTGTTTGATGACTTCGAATGGCGCATTGCAGGTCATGCAGCGCGGTGCGGAGACGACGGCGGAGGAGGCGGAGTTCACGGCGGAGGTGTGTGTTTTCTAGGGTGAGGTCGAGGTTGTCCTGGGTGGCGAGGGTGAGGGCGGTGTGATAGAGGCTTTCCTGATATTTTTCGTTTGAGGAAACCCGTCGCCTTTTAGGCGTTGCCGCAATCCGCCGACCCCCTCCCCCGGGGGGTGCCGCGGTGACTGCTGTTCCACCTGTCGTAACGGGGTAGGACACTGGCTTTCTGCTCATGGTGCAACGTGCGTTTGGCCCAATGTTTACGCTGGTTTGCTGCGTGTTTGCGTGACCAAGTGAATATAATACGGATTGTGCATCAATGCGTCGAAACAGGCCTAAACTCGCGTGTTTCGGTGGTTGCCGCGGTGGAGGGGTAGGACATTTGGAGCTACTACCTAAACCGCATCGGGCAGTTGCTCGTCGTTCACGGGGGTCACATCGCGCTCCTTCAGGTCCTTCATTAGGTCCCGGTGGTTGACGCTGGCTGTCATAGCGAGGTGAATGCTGGTAGGCTGGCCCTTCAGCATGGATAATTTATCCAAGGTGACGCCTATTGCGATGGGTAGTGTTCTATCGTCGATGTAGTTGATAGATGTTTCTGCAAGTCGCTTAGTGCCTTTCCAAATAGCTACCTCCATGAACCCCGTGACATCCTTACGCCACTCTTCCTCAGTCTCGGGATAATCTATCGGAACCTTGACGCCTCTTATGTATTTGAACGTGGCTCCCTCTGTTAAACCAGCTTCCTGACTGATGGTCTGCAATGACTTGTTGTGTATCACGCCTTCAACAATGGCGTCCGCCTTCTCCTGTGTCAGTGTCGAATTGAAGTGCTGGTTTGGGTTCTCTGTTTTCTTGTATCCTAGCTTCTCTGCAGTCTTGAGCACCTTCTCAATAGTCTCTTCTGGGTAGCTCCTTATGCCTTTGAGGATACGGTTGACGTACACCTCGTTGACACCAGAGGCCTCTGCGATGGTCCTCTGTGACACTCTGCCTTCCCGCTTTCTCTTATCGGGCTTACCCGGCATAAGGCGCAAAGCTGTAGGGGAACTCTCCCCAATGGTTGAGTTGTTTCTTGGGCATCATCGAGTAGTGCGGCACTTCGCACAGGCTCATCCTGAAGGCAGCAGCGAAGTCCTCTGAGAGGTACTCCAGTTGCCCCGGCATGGTGTCTACAGCGAACGGCATCCACAGCGTGGGGAACTCCTCGACGCGCACGTCCTTGCACCAGTCGATTCTATAGGGGGGTGCTATGTCCACCCTCCCGAGCTTTTCTAGCGTCTCTACGAGGCGTTTACGAGGGATTGCGAGGCATCCGCTTGCGAACATCTGAATCGGCACCAGCTCACTAGCCGACTCTGCGTTGGCAGTTTGGAACTTCAGGGCCTGCAGGTGCTCTGCTTTCGGACGCAGGGCTGGCCTAGGCGGCAGTGTGCGGCACGGGTAGGGGATGCACACGGTTGCCTGGTGCTGATGGGCGAGCTCTGCCATACGCACGATGTCGGCCGCGGCGAACTCCACGTCATGGTCGATCTGCACCCATACGTCCTTGCCGGAGTCGAGGAACCACTTGGTAGCCCTGCAACGGCTGCGGGATATCAGGGCATCCTCGCGGATGGTGCGTAGGTCTGTCTGGCGATCTGATCGTGCGAAGGTGGCTGTCAGATCGACCCAGGACATGAGGCAGGCTGCTGAGATGCCTCCGTAGGCATACAGGCTGACATGGATGGAAGGCCTGGTGCCATCCTTGGTCTCGGGCTGCACCACCGACTTCGGCCTTGGTGCGTAGAGGAACGGGTCGTCCACTGTTGGATTGGTTGGGGTGCTCATTGGGATTGTTGGGTGAGGCCTGCTGCTTCTCGTTCTCTGGCTAGGGTCAGTTCGTGGCCTTTGGAGATCATGTAGACGATGGAACCGCGGGGCACATTGCAGGCCTTGGCAGTGCCATCGAGGCTGAGGCCCATATTACGGAGCTGGTAGGCGCGAATCATGGATTCGGGGTGGTGCCTGACTGCTTGCTGAGCGTAGTCCTCGATGAGCATGGGGTCCGGCGAACCGTCTTCGAGGAACTTCTGGTTTGCCGGGTAGGATATCCAACCGGCTTTGACGGCTCGTGCGATTATCTGCGGTGCTTCAGATAATAGCCTGAGGTTGTCGTTGTGTGTTCTGCTCATATCAATAGCTCGGCGATGGGTCTGTGAAGCGGCAGTATTGGCCTTCGTAATGGAGGTTCACGATTCCGCATTCGCCGTCTCTCTGTTTGGCGATGATGATGGCAGCTTCGCCTGAAGCTTCCGATCTGTCACGATTCAAAAGCATCACGAGGTCTGCATCGCGTTCGATCTGGCCGCTGTCTGCGAGATCGGTGAGGCGTGGCTGCCTGCCTTTTTCCTTCTCCGACTCTCGGTTGAGCTGGGCAAGGCATAGCATAGCGACTCCTGTTTGCACTGCGATGTCCTTCAGCTTGCCCGATACCTCTGCGACCTCGTAGGTGCGTTTCTCAGAGCGATCGGCTGCCTTGATCTTCTGCAGGTAGTCTACGATCACCAGACGTACACCGTGCTTGCGCACAGCTCGTCGAACATTGGCCATGATGTTGGAGATACTGTGAATGCTGGAGCCATCAATGAACCATAGTGGGCTGTTGGCCACCTTGCCCGATGACAGCATCATCGACTTCATTTCTCCCTCATTCAGGTTTCCGCTCTTGAGGCTCTGCATCGGGATGCTTCCAACGGTCGATATGGTGCGTCTGAAGATTGCCTCTTTGCTCATCTCTAGGCTGATGAAAAGAGTCGGCACCTTGGACTTGATCGCAGCGTGTTCTGCAATGGCGATTGCGATGGCTGTTTTACCGATGCTCGGACGGGCTGCGATGATGGCCATCTCACGGGGCTGCAAACCGTCGGTCTTTTCATCCAGATGAAAGAAGCCGGTGGGGATGCCGGAGAGCTGTCCCTTCCGGTTGAACCGATCCTGCATCTGGTCGATGAATGACCCGGCAACCTGTTTGCTGGTTGTGAGCGTCTCACGGGACACGTCAATGCTGAGCCCTGCTTCGGCATTGGAGACGATTTGATCGGGCTGGAGGGTCAACATAGCGGACTCGCGTATCAGGCGGTCCCCAGCGTCTCTGAGCTGGCGTCTGTGGGCAGCCTCGACGATTGCCTTGGTGTAGTAGGTCAGGTTGGCCGGGCTGGGGCAGACTTCCATGGCCTGATTCCAAGCATCGAATGGGGCAGGAAGTTGGCCATAGGCTTTCTTCCATTCCTTGTGCAGGTCGGAGAGCGTCGGGCTTTTGCCTTCCTGAACCATGCCGCGGATGACATCGAAGGTCAGCCTGAGTTCATCCCGTTGAATCCATTCGCTCCTGATTTCCGATACGGCATCCGAGGATGTGTCGATGGTTCCGTTCAGGCAGGCTCCGATCATGCCGTATTCGTCATCGTTGGCGTGGAAGGGGTCATTGGTCATAGGCTGTCCTTCCAGTTGAGTTCCTTTTTCCCAACCGGATTTGGCATGGCGCCGGCAGAGCTTTGAGGTCGGTAAAGGCCTTTCCAGCCGGATGCGATTGAATGCTCGACGATAGACGGGAACTCCGCAGGCGTGAACTCACGCGACCACTTGGTCAGTGCTGCGGTCAGGCCGGTCTTCTTGTAGGATTCACGCTTCTCCGACTTGTACTGCAGCCACAGCTTGACGGCATCGAGGCAGTTCTGGGTGCGGAGGCTGTCGGGCAGTTCGATCCCATGGGCGACTTCCCACGGAGACTTTGGTGTCGGTGTATGTATTATAGGAGAAGGAGATGGAGACGGAAAGCATGATTCTGGTACAGATTCGGCATGATCATCGGCATCTTCGCGGCAATGCGTTGGCAATGCGTTGGCATCCTTGTTCCACCGCAAATTGGCAATATCCCGCTGTTTTTCGCTTCTTTCCTTCTGTTTCGACCTTTCCTTCTCCAGCCGCTTGTTCCGGTAGTGACCATCGTCTCCAGCTTCGAACTTACTTTGGCATATGCCTTGGCAATGCGTTGGCATACCATGGCACATCCGCTGGATGTCGAGCTCGGTAACGAAGCCTTTCGACCATTGAAGGCACAGCAGGCTGATGTAGGCGCCACGCTCCTCGTTGGTCATAGTCATTGTGCCTGCTAGGAAGTCGTCGGCATAGAACTGGAAGGCTGGAGCCCTTCCTTTGGGTTTAGTCTCTTTCATGATTCAAACGAAAATCCCCACCAGACACAGGGTAGGAGATCGCAGGAAGGGACTGCGAATGCCTGTGGTGGTGGGGATAAAAGTTGTCATGTCCTTCGTTTGGTATCGACGCTCACCTCCTACAGCTCACGTCGACGTGGCCTCCCTATCGCACAGGCTTGGCCTTGTCCAGCCTGTCGTACTCCTGCGCCTCCTGGAGCGCTCTTATGTGCTGCTCATGTGTAGGCTCGTCTGTGCCGCATAGGATGCCTAGACGCTCATGGTATCGGTAGGCAGCCTCCTCGGACAGGTTGTCGGGTGTTGGAGTCATTGCGATGTTCCTAGCTGCCTTCAGGTGCATCCATGACCCAAACGATGTCTGCGATGCGTACGTCGATGCCGCGCTCTGCAGAATAAGCCACCATGTAGTCTGTTTTTTGTTTCAGACAACTATCCAAAGTAAGATGTATCCATTCATTGCTGATAATCTCTGCACCTGTGAACCTAATAACCTCACCTGTTCTGAGTTTAACAGCATAGTCGAAGCAGTTATCAATGCACGCCTTTGCAAGCGCATTGCTGCCAACAACCATCTGTATCAGTTTTCTGCGCTCTTCCGCTTCCATTATTGCTTGCTGCAGCAACGGATCTTGGATTGAAGTGTTATCGTTCATAGTTTCAATAGCTAGGCATCAGAACATCCGCCACCTGCTGGGTCAGGCGGACATCCTGCAGGCAGTAGTCGATGGCTGCCTGGCGGTTGGTTTTCCACAGGTTGGCGAAGTCGGCGCCATTGCCGGTCTTCTCCCCGAGCCCTAGATGCCTGCTGATGGCTCCGAGGCTGCCATGAGCCCGGTTGTCCCCGAGCTGCCACACCTCGCGCAGGTCGACGATCAGGTCGTTCCAGTACCGGCCGTTGCGTATCCAATAGGGTGGCGTGATCCGATGCTTCCACGAGCGCTTGATGAGGAAAGGCAGGTCGAAGGCCTTGATGTTGAACCCGATCAACCGCGGCTGGCGCTCCCAGGTGTTCAGCAGCTCCCACCATTGCCGGAGCATAGCGGCCTCGCCATCAGCGTCGGACGACAGGATGGCAGGCTCGTCGCGCTCTAGGCGGTATCCGATGCACAGCACCTGGCCGCTCAGGGCATCCAAGGCAGCGTTGCGGATGTAGTCGGTGACGTGGTTCTCCTCGGCCTGCCGGATACGCTCGGCGATCTTGTCGGGGTCTTTGGTGTTACCGAGCTTCACGTCGGCCGGGTTGAAGGCCGGTATGGCAAGCTCGCCAAACGGCAAGGCTCCGGTCTCGATGTCGAATATGATGGTTGGGTTAGCTGGCATTGGTTTTGGGGCGGTTGAGGCTGTAGTAGGCTGTTGATACGGAAACTTTGAAGTGCTCGGCGATCTCCCGGTAGCTGTGCCACGGGTTGGTTTTTCGCCATTCTTGGATACGGGCCATCATCTCCTTGTTGATCTGATAGCGGCTGTATGGCTTGCGGGTCGGTGGTTTCCAGTGCGGCTGGCGCTTGGTTTTCACACGGCGCTTCTTGAGTGCGTCGGGGTTTGGTGGAGGCTGTGGTGCTGGCTTGACGTAGCCAGGAGGCGGCGCACAAAGCGCTGCGATACGTTCTGCAGAAAGGTTGAGCTTCATTTAATTTGGTGTGCGTTTGTCCCCGGATGCGCACCCCCCGGAACGAACCATGAGTCCCCCAGCAGCAACAGGCTGCCGGGAAAGTGTTAGATTGGCTTGCCGCAGTGTGGGCAGTTGCAGCCCTTAATCGGGCGTTTGGTCAGCGGCTCGACTCCTAGCCACTCGCAGATCTCGTTGTACGACTTGCGGCCGAATGACCACACGGCGCCCGGGTAGAGGTGGCCTGTGCGGTATAGGGCCAGAGCGTCCTCCTTGCTCTGGATTGCCAAGGCATCAAGGATGCGGTGTGTCCGGTTGCTGAACGGGAATCCCCATTGAGCGGAAACGTATTCGAACCGTTTGGCGGCCTTGACCACCTGGCTGATCCGCTGCTTGGTCAGAGCCAGCTTGTTGCCGATCTCCTGCAGTGTACGACCCTCGGCACGCATCAGCACCACGGATGGTACCAGGTGGGCTAGGGGTGTGCGTTTTCTACGATTTGACATATGTAAGGTGCTCCCAGATTCGTTGGGTGCTGGTTTCATTGTGAAAGTAACGACAGCTTTTCTGCCTCTGCCTGGCGGGTTTCCAACATACTCTGAACGATCCAGAGTGCTTCTTTGTATGGTGCCCATTTCCCCCCATCCTTTGAAATGGTCACGTTGCTGTGAGGTATGATGTGCCAAGGAATCCAATAGGTTTCCCCGGTGTCGAGTTGATGTAGTGCCATCAGGTCTGCCTGAGGCGCTTTTCCGATTCGATAGAACCAACCTTTGCAGGCTCCATAGACCGCGAAGTTAGCCGATTTGACGTCAATTCGGAGAACCTTGTTGACGAGCAGGTCAAACGGCCACTTCACGGCGATGCTTCTCTCCACCTGAAACCCTGCTGATTCCAGTATCGTCTGCACTCTCTTTTCACCATTCCATCCAGTGTCTGAGTCGGAAGGTGCTCTTGTAATGCCAAGCCTGTCTGCCCATTTGAAGAACCCACCTTTCTTCGAAATCTGATTCGCCAGATCTCCTTGTCCTGTTGAGCGAAGGTACTGATTGGTGGGCATGAGCCCGGTGTTGCGGTAGTTCTCCATGATTCGGTCTGCGATCATGGCCTCTGTCCAAGTCTTTCTTGTCATCGGTGCTACCACTTACCGGTTAAAACGATCAATGACAAGAATCGTTTTAGAACGGCAGGTCGTCTGAATCAGTAATCTCCTTGTTGGCCTTGATCTCTTCCAGCCGAGCGTTGATTGCGGCGATGAGTCGCTTGTCCTCGGCCGTGATGTCCTTGTTGGCCATGGCCTTCGGCACCCACACCTCGGCCAGGCCGTTCACCGCGGTCTCGGTCAGCTCTGAGACAGGCGTGCCGCGGAACTTACCGACGTGCACCTGAATCTTGCTCAGGTCGAGCTTGGCGGGCGCCTGGGTCTGGCCCTGCTCGTCCTTGGGAGGCCTGTCCTTCAATCGCACCCACTGGCCGCTGGGCTTCAGCTCGCCCTGCTTCAAAGGCATGATGAGCTTGATGTTGGCGTAGGTCTTGGTGCCGTCCGCGCTCTGCTCGTGAGCGATCACCAAGGTAGCCGACTTGCCGATGAGGCTCTCGATGTCGAGGGCCTTGTTTTCTTGGGGCGTGAGCGCCCGGCCGAACCAGTCCTTGAGGAACTTGGTCAGGGCTGCCTTCTCGTGCAACGAGGGCACCATGGGCTTGGTAAACACCACCCAGGGCTGCACCGGGTCACGGGTGTCGTCGATCAAGTCGATCTCAAAGGCGAACTTGAACTTCTTCTTGGTGCCGTACTCCGTTTCGTACTCCTTGAGCGGAGTCACGTCGACGCACACTGCTTTGCCGGTGTACTCCGG